TTACTGTGCGGGGACGGCCACTTCTACACGGCGCGGGCGTTCGCCATCGCGGCCAGGTACGAGCACAACGATCACACACATGGCACGACCATTTTGCGTGGTTGGTGTTGCCTTGGCCAATTGGCCACCCTGTGAGGCTGCCACTTGTTCTCCAACTGCCGCGCAATCACCAGCGGCAGCGACCAGAAGATTGGACTTCTGTGGCGTCGCAATTGGCAGGGCACCGGCATCAACCGGCAACAGACCAATGCTAACGGCCAGAAGCGCGAAAATTTTGAGAGCAGGGTTCTGTTTCATCATGTCCCTTATATAGCGCCTCCCAGCTGAACGATGCATGAACGATACACTCTGCTTGTCGACACAAAGGAAATTATGCTCATAAAACAGCTTCAACCCCATCTCCGGATTGAAGCCATTCTAAACTATTGTTTTTATGCATAATATCAACCGGAACATCAGTCAATATTCCGGTTTCATGCATCTTTTCAAAACCTTGCTATCACGGATTATAAAATTATGAAATGCGTGAAGTTGCCCCTATGCGCCCAAAAACGGCGATAAGACCGGCAATAGCTGTAGCAAGCTGCAACAAAATATCCGTCAGAGCCCCCTGATCCACAGTTTCACTGACCAGACCAAAAGCTCCGGCAAGTGATAGAAACAGGGCAACAAGGCCTGCCCAGACTGTGCGAGAAAGATACCAAGGCTTATCTTCGATCATGACTTTTCCTTTCTAAATTCAGATTCCGCTTGAGATATTGATTGAAGCAAAATCCCCTGCTCCAATTTTAGAACTCACCATTGCAACGCGAAGCTGGAAGTCGCTGGCCCCCAAATCCGAAAACCGGTCTGCACCGGGGTAAATCCAGGAAGCCGCTTGCACCTGAACGCTTCGGACAAGCACATCCGAACTCCAGATTTCGACCTGATAGGCTTCGCGCTCTTCACCCAGTGGAATCTCTTCCCCAAGCCAGCTATCGGCATCAGCACGGCCGCGCCTGATCCAGCCGAACAACAGATCATTATTACTGAGCCGCTCTGCTTTGAGGTGAACAGGACTCAATGGTTTCAACGCCTGCACACCGCCGATTGCCTTTACAGTGTCGAAAAAATCGTCCGAGAACGATTTACCGGCCGCTCCAATGCGCCAGTTGAGTTCCAACCCGATTTCAGATGTTTGCAAACCTATGCTTTGAACGCCCCCATCCAGCAGGATGAAGGGCGTACCCGTCGGCTTTTCATTGAGGCTAGCGGCTTCTGTGCCAAGCTGCCCGCGCAAAAGACTGTTTAAGCGCCAATGGTTCTGGCCGATTTCTTGAGCATCAAGAAACTGCAGTACCTCCCATTTTCCATCGGAGGACTGCACAAGCGCGGTATTGGCACCATTCAGGATTTGCGTGAACGGTTTCGATTCCAACTCACCCGAATACAGCACCAGTTCCAGTGTTTGACCATCGAGAAGTCGCCCACTTGCCCCTCCGAGCAATGGAGCTGTCAATTCGCCCATAACGGCGCGCTCGCCGATCAGGCCGCGCTCGGTAAAGCCGTCATCGGAGGGCGAAGCATAAGTCGCGACCCCACGCCACGGCTTCGCATGACAGGCAATGCGAAACTGACCAGCCGGATCTTCAGCACCTGGCCAAAGTGGCAGGTCGATGAGATGAAATATCGGCTTCATATCCGAAACAGGTCCGCCCGGCGTCAGCTGCGGCGTTTCTCCCCTATCAGCAAAAGCCACATTGGGTGCCAGCGCTATAGCCTTGACCACCCGCACCTCTCCGTCTTCGATAGACGACACAACATAATCGCGCCCACCGCCCAGCATATCGAGCCGCACACGATCACCGACATGCAGAGCAGCCTCAGACCACGGCAATGAGAAACTTGCTGTCCGCCGTTCGGCATAACGGCGCGCCATCCAGGCTTCAGCGAGTGCAGTCGCCTGTCCCGCTTCCATTGAGCCGGAGAGGCTGAGGCTTTCCGTGCCTTGGCCCATATCGCGCCGCACCGATGCACCGACCACCTGAAAATCACGCAGCGGATCGTTGCAGTAAAGTTCAGCTACCGAAGGTAAATCGCCCTGATCCTCAAGAACCGCGGTCAGCGCTTCGCCATCGGTCGGTTTAACAAGCACAGCCGCCACGTCGAGTACAGGGGCCACGCGACCAATGCTACGGAACTTGAACTGCCCTGACTGTTCGAAGCCCTGCACACCAAACACATTCATCAGTGGCTCCAGCACACCGCGAGCCGTGCTGGGCTCTGAAATCACGAAGCCAGTCAGATGCCCATCTGCGCCTGTGCAGTCTGCTTCCGGCAATCCAAAATCTGCGAGGATAGCTGCAATAAGCTCATCAAGTGCAACACCGCTCATGCGGCCATTGAGCCAATGTCCCAACCGCCAGTTTGGCGTGTCTCCCCACACATCGGCTTTTAGCGGAAACTCCGGAAAAGGTCTCGTATCCCATGACCAAAGATAGACGCGATCCATGTCGAGCATCGGCCCGCCATAGATGGAGGAAACTGGGTTCCTATCCGGCCAGTAGTAATAATGCGCCCGTAGAAAGCGATCCATGGCAATATCGGAACGCGCCCCATTCGAAAAATAGGGTGTCGCGTTTTCTGAAGATTTCGGATCAGGGAACACATTCGGCTGGTTTGGCCCTTTATCGACCGCCGGGCATCCCAGTTCGGTGAACCATATAGGCTTTGATTGTGGAGCCCATGCCGTTGGCGCGAGAGCCTCGGCACCATCAATGCGATTATAGTGCGGGTTGCTCCACCATGAGCGAATGTCTTTGTATCGGTAAACCCATGGCTTGCCCGCAAGCCCATCTGTGATTGGCGTGCGCTTGCGCTGCTCGCGGTTTTCGCTATTGGCATAATACCAGTCGAACCCCTCACCCGCTTCGATGTTGCTGCTCAGACCATCAAGATCGTAAGCACCTTCAAAACCATCAGGGTTGCCGCCATCAAGGTCGCCGTCTCGCCAATCAGAAAGCGGCATATAATTATCGATACCAATGGCATCGATGGCTGGATGTGCCCATAGCGCGTCAAGATTGAAGAAGAGATCGCCGGTGCCATCCTGCGCCTGATAGCCGAAATATTCAGTCCAGTCCGCGCCGTAACTGATGCGACAGCTCTGCCCGAGCTTCGTGCGCATTTCTGCTGCAAGAGTACAGAGATGGGTTATGAACGGAAAGCTGTCGCGGCTTTCGCGGATGCTGGTAAGACCACGCAGTTCGGAACCCAGCAAAAACGCATCGACTCCGCCCGCCTGCATTGCGAGGCTTGCACAGTGATTCAGAAAACGTCTGTAACCCCATGTTCCGTTGACGAAAGCTGCAACCTGATTGGCCGCTTCCAGCATCTTGTCAGGTGATCCAGAGATACCAATCGCGGGACTACAGGTTATGCGCCCACGCCATGGGTAAACGGATTGTCCCACACCGCCGTAAGGCGACGGCAGCGAGTTGCCGGCGGGAACGTCCATCATGATGAATGGATATAGCGTTACTTTCAGGCCGCGCGCCTTGGCATCGCGAATTGCATCCACCACACTCTGGTCGGATGGTGTACCACCATAGGCCGCTCCCTCGCCGCTCTGGGAAATCAAGTGCGCTCCGCTGCGCGTAACACTCTCAACTTTCCATGTCTGGCTCGACGACAAAGCACTCTGATGCGTAACACCGGGGCGTATCTGGCAATATCCCGCGCGCAAGTCATCGCCAAACCACGGCAGGACAATCGCCACATGCTGCAACTGAGGACAAAGCGCCTGCAGTTCATCCATGGCCACGGTCCAATCGCTGCGACCGCGTTTTGCATTGCGATTAAGCGTGCGGCTTTCACCCGGCGACGGTCGATCCGTAACGGGAGTTGGCGAAAGACCAAACTCGGTTGAACCGGGAATAAGTGCGACAGCACGGACATCTCGCGCCAGCTTCCCAACCGGACGCAGAACCTCGAACTGAAACTGCGGCAGGCGATTGCCATAGACATCAAGCGGAATACGCTCAAACACGACATAGGCCGTTCCGCGATAGGCAGGAGCATTGCCTGTACCTTGCTTGGCTTCAATCAGCGGATCGGGCTGCTGTGTATCCGTGCCGTGATAAATGCGCATTTCGATTTCGGTAAGATCAAGCTCCTGCCCGTCGGCCCAGACACGGCGAATGCCAGCTATTTCCCCTTCGGCAACAGCATAGGCTGCATTGCCGAAATAGCTGTAGGAGGTCACCTTCGGACCGCCCTTACCACCCTGCCGTTCAGTCGTTTTCTTTTCCTCAAACCGTGTCGCCCAGATCAATGTGCCGGAAAGTCTTGCCGTGCCATAGACGAACGGCAGAGCTGCTCCTTCTTCGGCTGTTGCCACGCGCCCGCCATTGAGCCTTGCCCCTTCCATATGGCGGGTGGAGTTGATGATAGCCGTATCGATGGCATAACCACCCATTGCGCCAAGCCCTGCGCCGATGGCAGCACCCACAGGGCCAAAAATGCCACCGACGGCAGCGCCCACCGCCTGCAGAACAACAGTCGCCATTGCTTAACCTTCTGGTTCAAGGAAAATGAAAATTCCGGCTATACGTTTTTGCCATTGCGGCACCAGCGCAGAAGCCATCACCCGATGCCCCTCATAGGCATGGATGAAACGGTTCTCATTGGCCATAATGCCAAGATGCTTGGCCGCCATATCGGACCGCCAGCGAAAAACGAGGAGATCACCCGGCTGCGGATCAGTGCCGTCGCGGCGCTGCATATGGCGCGATGCGGCTTCAAGCAGCGGATCGCCGTGAGCGGCCTCCGCCCAGTCTGGCGCATAGGTACCGGGACTTTCCGGCTCAGTGCAATAGATCGCACGCCAAATGCCGCGCACAAGACCAAGGCAATCGCAGCTGATACCACGCGCGGAAGCGCCGTGGCGGTAAGGCGTGCCAATCCAGCTTTCCGCCTCCGTCAGAACTCTGTCTGCAATAATCATGGAACCAGCGCGCTCCCGTCATATTCGTTGTTGGAGCTGACATAGGCAAAGGCGGCGTCATTGCCCGGCAAGTGCGGGAAGCCGCGGAAATTTGTACCATTGGCAAACTTTGCTTTGCAGGTGGCAAAGCTCTTGTCACAGCCTGCCACCAGTCGAAAACCGTCGTCCGGTTTTGCAGCAAGAACTGGCGGTTCTGTGAGATTCAGGCGATTGCCGCTATGTGCGAGGACGCGCACCGAACCGCCCTGATTATCTCCGCTTGTCCATGTGAGCCTCCCTTGTGTAAACCAGCTGCTGGCAAAACCATCGAGCCCACTTACACTGAGAATTGCACCGTCGGCGCTTACAACAGAACCAACGGCAAAAAAGCGCGGGTCGTCGATATTCACGCCGCAGCGTTTATCGCCCAGCACAGCATCGCATTGACGCAGAACACGCCGCCCACAGACAGCATCAAAAGCCGCAGCAGCACCTTTCAGTTCCATCACAAACCGGCCACCTGAGCGCGTGATTGCCCCGACCGTCCAGCGCCGCAAAAGCATGTGTTGATCTGGCATGTTCCAATTGGCGAGATAGCTCTCGACCACGGCACCATCAAAGCGCCCCTGCTCAATATCGGTCTCGCTGATGCGTATCGAGGACAACACACCTTCGACATCGCCACCCGCGATGGAAAGACCGAGCGTTGTCGTGGCTTCGCTGCTGTTAAGACCCGTCAATGGCTCGCAGGAAATACCTTCCAGAACCAGCGCCTGGTCGTGATCTGTGAAACCCAAGACCACCTGATCGGAACGTCTGATAAGCCATGCAAAGCAATGGCTTGTCACTTCTCCCTTCAGATGTGATTCAAGTTCTGCCGGGACAGGGATCATGCCTTGACCTCGATAATGGGAATAGATGGGATTTCACCTGCTTGAAACGAAGCAATGCTTGCCGTGAGGCGGTCTGTATCGAAGCGCACAGGCACATCGAAAAGGAAACCAGCCGTCACCTTTGCGCCATCAGCAGGCACGTAATCAGGGGTAAAAGATACAATCCCCTTGGCATGATCGATTGTGAAAGCCTCACCCTCGTTGAGCCTTACGCCGTTGACGCCAATCAGCACGGAACCCGCGACAGGGCGTGTGATCGGTCGGCTGTATGCTTCGTAATGTTTGACAAGCTGGAACATGGCGGTTGCGCCATCGCCTGTTCCGATCACCTGATCGGTAAAGGATGGTGCGGTACTGCCAGCAGCCGAAGAAAAGTCGAACGGATCGCGGAAACGGAAACTATGCAGCGATCCGCGTCTTGCCTCGAAAAAGGCAAGCACTGATTTCAGATCGTCCAGCGAACGCAGACCGGTTCCCGCATCGAAATGTCTGCGTGAATGCGCCCATCGGGCATTGCGCTTTTCAAATCCTGATGTGAGCGTGACGATTTCATTGCGCCACTCCGGTCCGGCCGTCGCACCGAATGAGACACCCAGCGGAAAACGGACATCGTGAAAAGCGTCCATCTCACATCCTCCGTGCGCCGCGGCGCACAGCACCCGCAAGCATGGTTGAAAGCTGCGCTTCGGATTTGCGGAAGGAAGATGCGTCGGGCGATGTCATGTTGAACACGACCTGCACGGGCTTGGAGCCATTGCCGCCAGTTGCAACGCCCAGCCTGCCATCAGCACCGCGCGCCAGCGGCAGGATCGCTTCCGCACCCGCCTCACCCGTCAGGCCCAGCGAACCATTTCCCATGCCAAAATAAGTGGGGCTTGAAACAACCCCGCCCTTGGCAAAAGGCATGATGCCGCGAATGCCGCCCATCACACCCGACATTAGCGAGGAGCCAAGGCTTTGCAGTGGCTGAAGCCCAGCAGAAAGCGCTGAGCCTGCCAAACTGCTGGCAAGCCCGCGCAGCACATCATCAAGCCCCTTGCCAGAAACGATTGCACTTTTCAGTGCCGTTGTCAGGCTTGAGCCGAAGCTTGACGAACGCTTTTCAAGATCGGTCAGAGCGCGATCAAAGGCGCTCGTGTCCGCCTCGACGGAAACGGTTACGTTTTCATCTGTCATGTTAAATTACCTGTCGGGAAAGGCGTGCATCAGCGCGTCGAGTGTCGCGCGCGAAGGAGCATTCGTGCTCTGCGAAACGGGTCCAAGAACGGCGCCAAGTTCGCGTGGGGTCATGGCCCAGAAGTCTTTTGAAGAAAGCCGCAGCAAACCAAAACCTGCGCGCATCACCTCTTCCCAGGGAAAAGGCTGACGTGAAGGAACCGATTCAACTGCGGCACTCAAGGGTTTGAAGGAGAATCGCTTTCTTCGGTTCCGAAGGTCGCGGTGAGCAGTGCTGAAACGATGCGGGCATAGCCGCTCGCGCCGCCATCTGCTCGCATTTCTGCTACATCTTCAAACGGCACATCATGTCCACCGCCATGCAAACCGGCGCAGATGATACGCTGCATATCGAAGGCAGAAAGTTTGCCGCTCGAAAATCGGGCAATCAGATCAGAGAGATTGTCCGCTTCAAAAGCAGACTCCAGTTGTGCCAGCGCACCCAGCGTCAGGCAGAGTATCCAGTCGCGGCCATCAAGTTTTGCCGCAACCTCACCGCGATGGCGATTGACCATCATAGTGCCTCTCCGAAGGTGATCAGTCCTGCGGATTCCAGTGCAATTTCAAACGTCACTTCCGCATCATGATTGCCGCCATATTCAAGGGCCACAATCTGGAAAGGACCGGTGATGGTGCCAAAGTCGGGCAGCAAGATCTGCCAGTTGCGAATCTCACCATCAAAGAACACACTACGGATAAGAGCATCCGATGTTGCATCCTTGAATATGCCCGATCCGCTGATCGAAGCTCGTTGCACGCCGCTTCCGGCCAGCAGTTGCCGCCACCGACCGGCAGCATCCGCATCTGTCACATCGACGGTTTCGGCATTGAAAGCAATGCGCTTGGTGCGCAAGCCAGCACAGGTTTCAAACTGGTCCGTGCCATGCGCAATTTTCAGCAAGATATCCTTGCCGCGTTGAGCTGCCATTCTGTGTTCCTCGATCTTTTTTGCTTTTACGCGCATCTTAATTCTGATCGAAGCGGGATCAGAAATCAGTCCAATGGACTGATTTCTCCGCATAGACGGTTCCCACTTTTCGGGATGCGCTTTAATTTTCCGGTTCGGTCACGGCGCGATAGCGCATGGTGCCGAGATAGCTGCCGAACCCGTCCGTGTTGCGGGCTAGAACTTCGGTAAGCATGAGATTAACGACGCGATGGCCATTGAGATTGAGTGGTTCTTCATCGAGCCTCGTTGCGATACGCCCGGCAATTTCAAGCACGCGTTTGCGGCCTGCTTCACGCGCCCATATCTGGATATTGAGATAATGTTCTCCACCCGGCTCAGAGGCCGTATTCCAGTCCTTGCTCAGCGTTTCGCCGAGCGTGACATAAGGAAATGGAGTCTTGGGCGGAACGTGATCATAAACATGCTCACCCCCAAGTGTTTCAATAAGTTCTTCGTCATTCTTCAAGGCGTCATAAAGTGCCTTCTGCAATGCTGCCGCGCCGTTCCTCATCTTGCTCCCCGCTTGATTTTTGAGTGTCGCGCCGGGCAATCAGCTGCCCGGTGGCAATATCCTCCCGCACCGCGATTTGCCTGAAACGCAGTGCCCGAACGAGACCATCGAAGGTCAGTTTCATCGTGATATTCACCGCCCCTCCTCCACCGCCAGGCAGATAAGGTAACGTCCGCGTTCATCCGGATCGTGGACAGAGCGCAGCGTGAAAACACGCCCACCTTTGCGGAAGCGTTTGTCTGTCGCGATATCTTCACGATGACGCACCAGAATGCGGTGGGTGATCTCCGGGCGTGGCCGGATACCGAAATCCCGCTGACTAGTTGATAGGGGTTCAATACGACCCCAAACAGTCCCGATCTCCGACCATGTTTCGCGATAGCCACCCATGTCATCAGCAACAGACTGCATGGCCTCCAGGGCCAACTCAGTCGTGAGCTGACCCGGATCAATAAACAACACGTTGTTCATAGGGATATTCGTCGCCAGCTATCGACCATCTGGCCAACCATCACAGGCAGTTCAGCCTTGGTTGTATCTAGGCCTGCGCGGTTCTCGTAGAGATGCGCAGTCAAAGTGAGTATCGCCTGTTTGAGCGCGTCTGGCACTTCAACGCCGGTTTCCCCAAACCCTGCAATGAAGTCGACCTCAAGGCCACAGAACGTCTGTGCATCGGGATATTGCGCCATGTAAACACGTTGCGGACGGCGGCCATGCTGGAGCATGAACTCTTCAGGCTCCATGCTGATTGCACTGCCATCAGGACGATATGCGACCACAGCTGTGACAGCTTTTACCGGATACTTGAAAATAGCGAGACGCCCCGAGCGCGGCCAGCGATCAACGCGCAGGCGCCATGTCTGATCAACCAGTGCAAGCCCCGTCTCGGCTTCGACAAGCTCGCGCGCGGTCTTGATAATACGGCGCAAAATCTCGTCTTCGCTTTCAGTCGAAATTCGCAAAAATGCGCGTGCGTCAGCAATCGTCACCGGCTCCAGCGCCGGCGGCGTGACAAGAAACATTGTCATGTATTTTCCCCTTAAATAACTCTCAAATCAGATAGTTACGCATGCAACCCCAGAAAAAGATTCAACCTGTTCGCAAATTGAATCTAGCTGCCAAAACCGGCAGGGAGATCACTGCTAAAAATATCAGGCTGTGAACTTCAGAAGCTTGACCGCATCAAAATCCTGCACACCGCCGCCCACGCGTTTAGTGGTGTAGAAAAGCACGTATGGCTTGGCAGAATATGGATCGCGCAACACGCGCACACCGATACGATCCACCACCAGATAGCCGCGTTCAAAATCGCCAAAGGCAATCGGCGTTCCGTCAGCTGCAATGTCTGGCATATGCTCGGCCTCGACCAGACCAAAGCCCATCAGCGATGCCTTTTCACCAACAGCCGCTGGTGGCTGCCAGAGGTAGTTGCCGTCTGCATCTTTCAGCTTGCGCAATACGCTCTGTGTCTTGCGGTTCATCACAAAATTGGCGTTCTGGCGATAACCAGCTTTCAGCGCATAGATGAGTTCAATTAGTTTGTCGGATGGATCGGAAGCAGGCAATGCGCCGTCAACGCCAGTGGCTATGTGGCCGATCTTGCCCCACTCCCAGCTTGCATCTTCAACGGTGCTGTAGCTCAGGAAGCCCATCGGCTTGTTCAGGCCATTGCCGGTGATGAAGGCAGCACCTTCCTGCTCGGCAAAGGCTGCTTCGACTTCTTCCGCGATCCACTGCTCAACGTTGACAGCTGCGTCATCAAGCAATGAAGAAGTGGCCGCAGGCATTGCGTAGATTTCCATCGTCGGGAACTGCAACTCTGCAAGCTTGGCCGAAGCTGTCTGCGGACGCGCATCGGTTTCACCGACCCAGCCTGTTGCGGGGCCGCTGACCGAGAATGGCTTTTTCAGCACAGCACCGGAAACCTGACGCACACTGGAAATGCCACGGATCGGTGACAGCACGGCCAGACGACGACCGATTTCGGTTTCGAGTTCCGCAGGCACCAGATAGCCGCCATCCGGACCAGATGCATAGGAATGGGCCTTTTGCTCAATGCCACGCATCGCCTGCTCGTCGCCACGGCGCACATAACCGTCAAAAGCCTGCTTATGCTCGACATCGACGATAGCATTGCCCTTGCCAAGCTGCGGACGCGCACTTTTCAAAACATACTGGTCAAGTGCCTGTTTTTGTTCGTCCAGCGCACGGTTGATACGATCAACCTTGTCGCGCAGCAGCACATCGACATCGGCACTTTTTTCGACCTTTTTCAGACGCTCATCATTGGCTTCACGAAAAGCCGAGAAAGCGGTCATGAATTCATCGAAGGCTTCCGACACATCGCCGTTGTTTCCAAGCGCCTTCGTTTCCACGCTCTTGGTTTCGAGCGGGATTGCATGACTTTTTACCATTTTTGATCCTGATTTAATTAAGTTGCATCATCTTGCAGGCGGCGCGCATACGCTGCGCAAGCGCCTTATCATCTGCCTGGAAAGCGTCCCGCCCGTCCCGGCTTTGCATGGCTGCAAGCGCTGAATAGCCTTTGGCTATAACCAAACGTGCAGCAGAACGGCTCAGCCCCGCATCCCGCGTGAGCCAGCGTTCAAATTCTCTGACTGTCGGCAATTCCGCCTTCAGATTATCGATGCGTGCCTGTGGCAGCATAGGAAACGTGACCACCGAGATTTCCCAGAGATCTGCTTCCGTGATGTGGCGCAAACCGGTCCGCGCATCCTTGCGCGCTTTGACTGTGCGAAAGCCGATGGATAGCCCATCCAGCCCACCAGCGCGCATGAGTTCCAGCGCCTCGCGTGCCCGTGCCACGCCCTTGGCCAGTCTGCCCTCGACATAAAGGCCGCGTGCATCCTCACGAATATCAATCCAGACACCGATCGGTTCAGCCGCATCATGCTGCCAGAGCATTCGCACACCAGAAGATTGACGCGACGCAAGCGACTTTGCAAAGGCGCCTTTTTCGATCACATCATTTCCAAGATCAGCTAAGCCGAACACACTGGCATAGCCTGAAAAACTGCCGTCGATTTCGATCTCTTCGAGCGCCAGTGATGCGCGCTTGGTTTCAAGCTTTGTCATTCCGGCTCCTTTGCAAAGATGGGAGACCGGGAAGCGGTGCATGTTTCACACGTTCCGCAAAGCGCTTGAGAATGCCAAGCACCGACCATGCGGCAAGACTTGCAGCGGTTGCGCCCATCAGCATCACCTCGGCACGACCAAGCAGCGGTTCAAGTGACAGTGTTTCGGCAATTTTCACGCCCGCTGCACCGCCAAAAACCATGCCGCAGATAATGCCTACAGCAAAGCGAATGCCAGCCTCACGCTTGCCATTTGGCAACATATAAGCAAGCGACACGGCAGAACCGGCGACCGCCCCGGCAATCTTCGCGAACCACACCAGTGTCGCATCGGATGACATCACGGTTTCACTCAGATTACTCATTGCACTCTCCTTTCTGCACGCGGCTGATAGCCAACCGCATCGCGTTTTTCATCGTCACTTAAGAACGAGGCATCAGAGACGCGCCGCCATAACGATTCACGTTCCAGAGAAAGACCTTCGATGCGATCCGTGTCATGCTCAAGCCTGAGATCGCTGCCGAAAATCGGCCCCAACCAGCACCCGAAAGCCTTTGCCGTGCGGTTGATCAGCGGCAGCACTGTCAGGCGATAAAATGCGCGGTTGGCTTCGGCATAATTGGCGTAAGTGTTGTCGCCCGGAATGCCTAGCAGCATCGGCGGCACGCCAAATGCCAAAGCAATGTCGCGAGCCGCCCCATTTTTCGCTTCGATGAAATCCATATCCTGTGGGCTGTAACCCATAGCCTTCCAGTCGAGCCCACCTTCAAGAAGCAGCGGCCGCCCCGCACCAGATGCTCCGGTGTAGCCCTCCTCAAGTTCGGTTTTCAGGCGGTCAAACTGCTCTTCAGTCAGGTTGCCACCGTCTTTGGGCGCATAGACCAGCGCACCGGAAGGCCGTGCAGAGTTATCAAGCAAAGCCTTGTTCCAGGCACCTGCCGCATTGTGCAGATCAAGCGCCATCAGAGCTGCTTCAAGCGGCGGAAAACCATAATGATCATCCAGCGGATGAAAAAGCTTCAGATGCAGGCCAAAACACCCTGCCCCCGCGAGCGAAACCATGCGGCTCGTATTGGCTGAGCGGTAGACCAGCGATTGCGGCCAGCCGTCACTCGATGTTTCCAGCGTCACTCTTTCAGGCCGCAGAAGATGCAGCTCACGTCTACCGCTCGGCAGATCGACGCGCTCGACATATGCATTTCCCGAAATCAGCAAATGCCCATAAAGCCGCTCGAAGAAACTGCTACCATCAAGCCCGCATTGCGGTGTCGCGATGAGGTCGAGCAACGGATGCACCTCATGTTCGGTCATGCCTTCATAGAGCAGCCACGGTACATTGCTGGCCGCTTCCGCGATCAGCCGCACGCAGCGATGCGCGACCGGATTGCGCATGAAGCCCTCACGAGCGAGCGACGTATAATCCCGCGCAATCCACGAAGCGCCGCGCTCCATATGCAGCGCCACGAAGCCATTTGCGCTTTTTCTCTCTCGCCCCGCTTCAGAATACGAAGGGGCATTCGCAGCACCTCTGCGCCACGGCCAGTTCCACGCCATATATCGGCTCTCCAATAAAGTTAAATTTTACCCGAAGCGCCGGATACGTGGCTTTCGTTCGCCACCCAGCATGAGTTCGGTCAGCGCCCAAACGAGTGCATCAAGGCGATCCGGCGAGCGTCCGTTCGAGAGCCCTTCCGGCGCAAAGTCACACATTTCGTCTTCAAGTGCTGCGAAACGCCCGGTATGGCGAACACGCCCCTGTTCATAAAGGGCTGCCACCGGTTCGGCGCGCAACCACTTGCCGCGCGAGGCACGCCGCATCAAAACCGGCACCGTCGCATCTTCCGCCGCAAGCACGGCTGCAACCATTTCGCCGCCCTGATTAACCTCAGCCAGAACCGCATCCGCTTCAAAGGAGTGATAAAGCGCAATCGCCCGTCGCGCCCATTGATGTGGCTTGGCCATGTTCATGGTTTCATCGGCAAGCACATGCGCAATGCCATTTTCATCGATACCTGCAACCACAATCCCGCAAGCATCCGACGACTTACCCGATGAAGCAGGCGGATCAATCGCCACCAGAATACGGATCAACTCAGGAGCGGACTGTTCAAAACATTGCTCAATCCGCTCACGCGACCACAAGGCGCCTGCGCGTTCTTCGATAAGCTCGCCTTCCAGTTCCTGTCGTCCGAGCCTTGTTCCGGCATATCGCTGGTTAATCGTCTCAATAAAACCATTCGCCAGATTGGCTACGTTTTCAGCTGTCCGCATATGTGTCATCGAAACTGAAACATCGCATATCAATGCCTTCAACAAAGGCACGGCCCGCGGTGTCGTCGTCACAACCTGACGCGGGAAATCGCCCAGACGCAGGCCAAATTGCAGCATGTCCCATGTGGCTTGCGGATTTTTCCACTTGGCCAGCTCCCTACACTATAGAATTGCGTGCAACAGGCAGTTGTAGGGCAAAGTGTTAATTCAAACTTGCTACATCACTGAAAACAAAGGGTTAAATGATGGCTGGTAACATGCATCCGAAAACGAAGGCGTATTCATACGTTCGTATTTCGTCAAAAGGCCAGATTGATGGTCGCGGCATTAGTCGTCAGGTGCAAGCAGCGCAAGACTATGCAGATAAGCATGAACTCGATTTAGATTCGAAACTATCGGACATCGGCAAATCCGGCTTTCACGGACACCATGTAAAATTCGGTGCGCTCGGTAACTTCCTGCGCTTGGTCAAAGATGGTCAAATACCGATTGGTTCGTATCTGCTAGTCGAGTCCCTTGATCGCTTGTCGCGTGAAGACGTTCTAACAGCGCAATCGCAGTTCTTAGATATTTTGAGTGCTGGTATTACGATTGTCACGCTCATTGATGGAATGGTCTACCACAAGGATAAGGACTTCACTCAGTTGATCATCTCGCTCACGTACATGAGCAGAGCAAACAACGAATCAAAGGAAAAGTCTGATCGAATCAAAGATGTGATCCGTAATCGCAAACTCGAAGCGTTGCAGGGTAAGCCGCGATACAATCATCATCTTGTAGGCTGGATTGATCAGAAGCGGGTTGGCGAAACGAAAGACTATGAGTTCTCGTTGAATGATAAGGCTAAGACGGTTCAGCGCATATTTGAGTTATTCGATGAAGGTTTAGGCGTCTTCTCAATTGCAAAGATATTGAACACCGAGAAACTTCCTGTCTTGCGTACTAACACAAATACGGATCAACGCTGGAAAGACGCAACCATTCGCCTGCTGCTACGAAATGAAACTGCAATAGGCACATACACGATCACCGAGACAGTGAATGGCAAAACGGTGCCAATGGGTGAGCCGCTCAAAAACTATTACCCTGCCGCTATACCAGAGGATTTGTTCTGGCGCGTGCAGAGGCGTTTTAAGAGCAAGTCGCGAGCGGGAGCATTAGGACGTCGCTACGCAAACTTGTTTGCACGAAACACATCATGCGCAAAATGTGGTCGCGTTCTTAAAATGTCGCGTGGCGGACATGAGGGCAATCGGATTGTTTACCTGACATGTGCACAACGGCAATTGGTTAAAGGTCACGAGTGCGACTCGCCTACTCCACTCTTTCCATATGCTCCGCTTGAAGACTCCGTTCTGACATACGTAACTGACTTCTACGAAGCAGCCGCAGCAGAAATGAACGCACCGCACAAAAACAAAGCGAAACTCGCCAAGCAGTTAGATGATGCAAACGAATATCTGATCTCGATTGAAAAGAAGCGGTCGAATTTGATGAAGTTGGCCGAACAAGACTTAGATGCCGCTGACCTAGCCGATATTAGCAAACGCATGCGAGAGTGGCGCGATAAGATCGAAGAACAAAAATCGTATATCAGTGGTCTCGAAACTGACATTCGGCAGACTGACGAAAAGCGGGAGGAACTGCAAAGCGTACTTCAGCAGATCGAATCAGAGCGCAAGAAATGGAAAACGGCTGGAGACGACGAGGTGATGCAGAGCCGCGCTCGTGTTGCGAAAATGCTGCGAGAGTTCATCACAACCGTTGAAGTGGACTTCGACAATCAATTTGCAACGATTTGGGTCGGTGGCTTTACGAGCGCTTACAGGTTCGACCGAAAAGGTAATCTGGTTAGTCACGTCAACATTCTCCCAATGTTCCAAACTGGTCCTGTGCGAACTTATGTTGACCGCACACCTTCTGGACGTGCGCGACGTATCCGCGTTCTAACCGATGCGCCTGACGTTCCTGCAATGACTGACGATATGATGCGTACCATGATGATGAATATGGGGTGGAATGAATCACGGATAGAAATGGCAATGGAAGCAAGCAAGCGCATCCGTGAAAGCGTTATGTAGATTGGAGGATAAAAATCCTCCAATCGAATTGATGGCTCAATCGTTTCTCTGTGTCCAAGAAGTGTTTTCCACGTCCCAAATCCAATCGTTACCCGCTGGCGGCGCTGGAACTGCTATGAGGTTAGTCAGATATTTCGGCTCAACATCCTCACCTGTTAGCGTGCTGATTATGACGAGCGAACTTTTTGCCGTGTTCCAATAAAAATGATCTTTAATATCCATTATCGTGTCGTCCCAAAATAATATCCAGTCCATGAATAAGAGCCTGATCCGCTTCGTTCAATGCGAATGGACTCGCCCTGACGGACTCGGCAGAACTGGTTATTGGTGCATGTAACGCCGGTTGATGTATTCCACGCTCGCAGAGAAATCGTGTTTGTAGTCGATACCAGCCCCTGAACCATCAAGTCATAACCAGTGGTGTTTTGCCATTCCTGGCCGTGACTGTTTAAGGAAACTTGGCCTGTAATAGCGTTGAAAACAGATCGATTACGCGCTTCTTGTGTCGCCCAAGCGCTTGCGCGGCCTTCAATCTGGTTAGAAATGGTCGCTTGTGTCCAACCTCCTACTGAGTTCACGTTGAAGTTCGACGGGTTATAGACATACATGTTAACGCCGTCTGATCCGCCCCAAACCCATGTCGGCTGTCCGCCTTGTCCAGACCAGTTGAATTGCATATTCACCCCGCCAACACGACGCGGATATGCATAACCGTTCATATTGCCGTTAGTCGCTGTGGTGATAGCGCTGCTGACCTGAGCCGGTGTCTGTGGCGTGTAACCGAGAGCGCCGGTAATATCACCCGCCACCAGCGTTAGTGCGTGGGTGTGACCTGTTGCAGTAACTGAGTTTGTCGTTGAATTAGTAACAGTCGTAGGCGCACCCAGCGTGATCGTAACACCGCCGCTAATAGTACCGCCACCAGTGAGACCATTCCCCGCCGTTACTGTTTTATTGAATGCATTATCGACATACGTTTTCGTGGCCGCTGCATTTCCAGAAGTCGGTGCAGTTGGCAAAATCAACTGACCATCTGTTTGCAAAGTCATTTCTTTATAGGAAGTATCGTCGGTGCTGTAAGCGCGTAATGCAAGCGAGTTGTTCGTGCCATTATTAAAAATGAGGCCAGTTACTTTATTATCTGGGGCGCGAAACCAAACGTGGCGATTACCTGCTGCATTGATGTAAACGGAACCACCGTCTGCGCTAACAAACTTCGTAGTAGCCGTGCCTGTAACGTTGATGTTCTCCACCGTTGTAAGGCCGGTGAAAGCAGGGTTAGCAGTGTTCGTCGAAAGCAAGCGGAAACTCGTTCCATCAAACGCAACTTCGACAACCTGATCCTTATTGATCTGGTTTGCAGTGATCGGGCTTCCGTCATTATTGACGATTGAGCGAGCAGCCTGTGCGTTCACTTTGAGTGAAGCAGGACCAGTATTAGCAACATGAGCGATAAACGCGTATCGGTCGCCACGAACAAATTCTGTTGGGCCAACATCGAATGTCAGGACATAAGCAGCGCCCGTTCCTGACGATATTTTGCGTGGATTTTCGCGAGTGTCTTTGCGCTTCACTGCGCCTTTGTCTGCGCGAATAATATCGTAAAGACTTGTTGGAGGTGTACCAGCAGGTAAACCATCTGGCGGAGGAGCGACGTTAAGAACGTCTTCTTCCATCCATTTCGAACTATTAATATCAGCCATTAAGCCACCTTATTATTGTTGTTATGTGGTGTTCTTCGTATTTAAACTTGGAATATTATCTGCGTGGTCCCGGCATCAGTTTATTGCTAATGTCGTTGAATTCTTCTTCTACCCAATCCGCACCATATTCCTTGCTCAGTTCACGACCTAGGTTGCGAAGAATCTTACTGTGATCCATCAATGCGCCCTGTTGCTGTGCAAGAGGAATGTCTGCAAACCATTTGACGACACGCGGATCGGTAGCAATGCGTGACTGAATCGAGTTGTAACCCGAAACAACGCCTACCGTTTTACCAATCTTTTTCCAGCCGAATATCGCATCAGTTGCTGGGTCTGTCTTACCCGATGCTTTCTGAGCCTTGATACGTGCCTCCGTAATACGTGCAAGGCGGTCTAGGTCTTCACGTGCTGCCGAATGGGAAGTGCCCTTAAACATTGCGTCTTTCGCTTCCGGCGACATCTTGTTCCAGTTTTGAAGGAACTTGTTGCCGGAAAACTCAACCGCATCATCAGCAGTTCGTTTCGCCCCCAATTCGGTAATGTGATGACGAACAACACTTCCCCACATATCGTTACCGTTTGCCTGTTCGATTACCTCACGAACCTTAGCAATACGCGTACCGCCATGATTGAGGTTAGCAGTAAGCATCTGGTATGCTTTTTCGCCGCTTTCGGAATTAGCAAAAGGATCTAATACTTTGTCCGTTCCATTCGGACCTAATCGAGACTTGTATGCCTCATCTGCTTCTTTCCAAACGTCCTTTGCACGACCACCAAGACCATCAGCGGCTTGCTCCATGTCCTTTGACACGGCATCACGTACGCGAACCAAATAGTTCTTGAGAGCAGGATTTGTATCTCGAGCAAAAGCGAGACGCCCTAATTCCTCACGCGCATCTTGCATTTCGCGGAAAGTCAGTCCTTTGCGAGCATCTTTAACAAGAGCATCTGTACGCTTGAGGACAGTATCCAGATAAGGTCCTTTGTCGATTTTTGCTGTGTTAGAAAGTTCCTTCTGCTCCGTCTTTAGTGTCTTACTAAGATCGGTAATATTAGGCGCTCTAGTAGTTGCAGCACCAGCAAGATTGTCCGTTTCCTTATACAAGTCGCCGACACGCTTATTGATGAAATCTTGTGACACTTTCGCTGCGTCTTGAATTGCTTCACCTACGCCCTGACGAGTGCTAGGGTTTGGATTAATCGTATCTTTAATGCGGCTAAATTCGCTCTTTAGCCCCTCGTCTAGTTCCCTAACAGTATTTGAAACACGACCATTGTCTGCTGCAATGAGGCGGTTCTCACGTGCTGCCTGACGAGGACTACCTGACACTGTGCCGACTGTTGTCGGAAGACCTGCTTCCGAAAAGTCCTTAGCGGTCTGCGCAATCTTACCTGCATCGTCACCATCGCGGGTGAGATACTTCGCTAGTTGGTTCTTACCCCCACGATATGCAGAACCGACACCTTTTGCGATGAGCATACCAGCGCCTTCACCAGCCGCGTTAACACCCACGTCAATTGCTTTGTCAGTGAGGTATTCTCCTGTGTCGCGTGTATCTTCGTTGTCATACATATAGTTGATAATGCGTTCGGCGGCATCTCTTGCAGCCGCACCGCCACCGCCAGCACCCGCAATTGCGCCGGAAACTGCGCCTGCGCCAGTACCGATAACAGGGACGGCGGAACCCGCTGCACCGCCACCTACTGTACCACCGAGACCACCAAATAATGCGCCGAAGCCTTCTGCAATTTCAGGCACAACGCTAGATACGTCTCGCATAGTGAAACCCGGCATGTTGTAGAAGATCGTTTCGCCCGTTTCCGGGTCAGTCATAATGAAATTGTCTTCGCCATATGGCTCTGCGTTCGGGTAAGCCTTACGCAACGCATTGAGGCGGTCTTCCGGCTTCTTCAATGCACCTAACTGCACACGAATGTTATGTGGTGCTTCTTTATTTGGATTGAGGCGGCTTTCATCTGGACGCGGTAATTGGGGGCGTTCTTCGTAAACGGCATCTTGATCCCACCAGTTATCATTTGCGACTGGTTCAGTCGGAGCAGGCGTTGCCTCTTCGACTGTTTCATCTTCATCCCACCAGTTTTCTTTCTTCTTTGCACTAGCCATTAGCCAAGCCCTCTCATCCCACCGAGACCACCTAAGCCACCTTGTCTCGCTAGCATTGCGAGTTGCAGTTCCCACGGTTTCAACTTCTTCTTTTCGTCGGGTGCGCCCAGACTATTTAATAGGCTCACTTGAACGTTGCCGCCGCCACCAATCAGGCCACCTGTCTGTGCTGCTTCGCGATTGAAATCGTCTTCCTGCTTCGTGAAAATCTTGGCTGCTTCACCTAGTGCGCTTGTCGCGTCCTTAGTTTTTACACCTGCAATCTCGTCGGGTAAGAAGTTCAGATTGATTAAGCGCTTTTTCTTCTCTGGCTCTGCCTCCGTCGTTTCTGTTGCAGTGGGCTGAGTGTTCGCGTTCGGCTGGCTTGTCGCTGGCTGTGCCGGTGCTGCTTCACTTTGAGTGAAGGTATTCGGATCAGCGCTTTGAGCCTTCACATCGCGCAGTTGATCGGCTGGCGTACCGTAAAGCGTGTTTGCGTGTTTTAGGCGATTGCCCCAACCGTGACCCGCTGTAGGGTTGTCAGCACGCCAGCCTTGCGGACGCTCATAACCGATCATTGCCGCCGTTGCTGAATGGACGTTGTCTGCTTGCTTTAGACGATTAAAGGCAGCGCTCTCGGTCGTCTTGAGTTCGTGTACCACGAAGTCCAATTGAGTATCGAGATCAGTAACAGGCTTCTTCTGATCCGCTGCAAACGCGTGAAGTGCCTTAGCGCGTCCACCGTTCCATTGCGCTAAGCCAATACTATCCGAACCATCGCGACCATCGCCGGGATTGCGAGCGCCGGTATTCATGCTGCTTTCCTGCATGAGATTGCCGACAACTCCCGCTGCTTGAACAGGTGTTAAATTGTATCGACGCTGTAGATAATCATACGCATATCGCGCATTTGAGTTTGCCACTTTTTCACCTCGTCCCCTTTGGGGCTTCTTATTATTCTTTGTATATTGTACTTATTTCTTTACTTTACGAGTGCCATCAGGAGCAATATAAACTGTACCAGATGGAAGCGCATCACGTTCTTCAATTGAAGTAACCTTCGGGAGATTGGTATCAACTGATTCAGCATCTTCGTTTGCTTTGCGTTCGTCGTACGCTTTCTGCTCTGCAACTGCCTTTTTAAGACCAGTTGTGATGTTAATACCTTCTTCCTCTTTCGCGGCCTTGTATGCTTTAAAGCGTTCATAAGGATTCGGGAGAGCATCCATTTCCGCATATGCATCAGTATAATGAATTTCGCCCTTCTGTGCGCGACGAGCGATTGCAGCGGCAGCCATCTTATGCTCTTGAACTGCTCGCATCGTAACGGCAATAATTTCGTTACCTTCTGGTGTGTTAGCCAAATTCGGTAGAGATCTAAGGAACATTTTCGCATCGAAGTCGGACATCGCACCGGAACCTGCAGGACGCATACCCGGAACTAGACGATTGATTGTTGCGTCGAAGGCTTGCGCTTGAGAGAGACCTTCAACCGTGAACCCGGCTAATTCGGCCCACGGTCCGAATCGCAGTTTGAATTCAGCCCATTTGCCGGTATCCATTTCTTTTGATAGATCGAGAAGCATGTCCATGTCGCCCGCCAATTGTGGCGCATTACGGGCATCTTGAATGATGCCTGCGAAGTCTTTCGCTGCTTCTTCGTCGCTTTTTTCCTTAAACTTGTCACTGTTGGCACCAGTGTTCACGTTGACTTTGGATGAACCCGCTGCCTTCTGTTCTTTCTGCCAAGTGTTGAAATCTAAAGGTGTTTCGCCCTTTGCAGTGGCTTGCTCGACGTAGAATTCATAGTTCTTACGGTCAGATGTGTATTTGCCAGCGTCCTCCGCACGCGAGTTTTCGCCTAAGCCTTCAGAGTAACCCGGGGCAACGACAAGGTTGCCATCTTCACCTACGATCATGCCCTTACCCGCTGCGCCGTCTCGCAGTTTCATAATGTGGCCAAGGACTTTGTTGGCTTCTGTGTAGTCGCCATTTGCCATCAGATGTTTGTAGATTTGCATGAGTTGGTCTTCGCTGTAGCCCATTCCACCCGCACTTGCGCCGCCACCTGAGTCGCCACCGATGGAGTCGGAAAACGATTTGTCCGCCTGTTGTTGTTTTGCTTCTGCATCAAGTTTGGCTTGGTCCGATGCTTTCTTAGCGTTCGTTAACAACTGCTTCTGGCTTGACTCGATTGAACTGTCGTAACCCTTTATACCAGCGGCCAATCCCTGACCTGCGATGCTAAAGAGGTTAGTAGGTTCATATGAAGGACCAGATGAAGCCATCATCTGCGCACCCATCATCATAAGCGCACGACGACGAGCCGCGGACTCATCTTCGGTCTGTTCCGGCATAAATGCGTTCAAGATAGTTTTTCGATGCGTTGGTTCTGCCTGCTCATCACCGCTCATAACTTGTTCAATCGGGGCTTTGCTTCCCGCTGGCAAAGCAGTGGGATCAGGTTTTGATCCCAAATTAATGCCTAGTTTCTTCAATATTTCTTCAATTGGATTCAAAGCCATAGTTCACCTTTTGTTCTTAAAGAATTCCGAGCAATGCTGTTAGAAGCCCCAAGCCACCACCTAGACCGCTGGACTGAACCGGCTTCGTCTGGTTGTTGTAACCGCCTGTTGTCACCATGTTGATCATGTTCGCAGCGTTCATAATGTCCTTGTTCTGCTCCAAGTCCCACTTGCGGATTTGTGCCTCTAGGGATGCATCGGAATAAGCATCTTTCTGCGCACCAACACCGGCGAGACGATCAGCATCTTTGTAATCGAGTTCGCGCATGTCACCGGCCATTCCTGCCCCTGCAAGTTGCTGACCCGACTGCTGTAGCATCTGCTGCCAGTAGTTAGTTGCCGCGTCATTTCGCATACCCTGCTGCGCCTGTGCTTGCTGGCCTAACTGACCTGCACCGGACAATTGCTGACCAGTTGCGTTCTGACGAATTTGCTCTGTCGCATTAGCAAGGTTGCCATACAGGTTAGTTCCCTGATTGCGCATGTCCTGCTGGCTATTCGACGTATTGGCGAGGTTCGCGTTTGCGCCCAACTGATTAGCAACATCGGTGTTGTAGAAGTTGCCCATGCTATTCTGTGCGCCCAACATGTTCTGACGTTCACGCGCATAATTGTCACCGAGCATAGTAGTGGCGTTCTTTGCCATCGCGTTTGCAACGGTGCTTTCTGCGTCATTACGTATGCTTGCAGCGGCACCAGAACCGGAACGACCGGCCATCATCGCTTGTGAGTCCATCTGTGGCGATGTGATGTTCTTAAACTGATCCATCATAGACTTATTCGCATTGGCGATATCGTTCATGAGATATTCGTTAGCGCCAAGGAACTCACCATTTGCGGACTTTGCGAGCATTGCATTTGCAGGGTTGTTTGCACCAGCCAAATTGTTCGCCTGATCCTGCTGTAGCCCAAATGCAGCATTGTTAAAGTTGCCAGCACTTGCAGCCTGACCGAGAGCCGGATTGGTGTAGTTGGTGTTGATGTTCTTCATCGCGTCTTGCGTTGCCTGAACACCCGGATTAATCCAGTTTTGCGCTTGACCAAGCGTGTTAGCAGCAGGGTTATTCTGGAATGTTGCACCACTCGTGATGTTGTTCACGGCGTTCTGAGCATTCGTAATTCCCTGAGAACCCTGCATCGCAGTTTGCGCAATCGATTCCTGTGCGCGCTTGGTTTCTTCGCTCTGCTTCGCAATCAAGTCGCCCTGCCAAGGCATCGGCTGACCATTGGACATGGCCTGATCCGCTTGAGCGTAGTATTTCTTCAAGTAAGGCTTTGCGCCGTCCCACGGTTCTGTTTTTGTAGTAGTTTCTTTTGGACTGCTTGCCATCCTCAAAATTCCTTATAATAATTTACTGATTGCACTGAAAATTCGTAACGCTTCAAAATTCGTTCCCATTCAGGACGTGCGCTTGCATAAAAACCCTTACAACCCTGTGACTTAGCCCATTCCTCAACTTGTTTCTGACCGTCGCAAAGTATCTCGTTCATTGCCGAACCGTGCTTGCCTCCTACGAGATAAAGAAAGCAAACCTTTTGGCCGTCGAGTTCCAATACTTGCACAACGCAAGCGGCATTATCTGAAACCCATAAATGATATTTTTGGCTGTAAATTCCGTTGATTAGGGCTTCTTCATTGTCCGGGTTGGTTGAATATGCCATGGCACTTTTCAGCCACTCGCGAACCCTCGGAAACTCTATCTTGACGCCCTCGTAAGTATCTATCAGCCTTGCATTCATAAAAACTCTAAATTTATTTCAGTTAGTATCGTTGTATTTAAAAGACTTTAGGTTAGTCGAAAAATACATAATCGAAAAACAGCGGTTCAACAGTCCAGCGATGCCAAATGCTAAACTGACCGTCGAGTAGATCACCCATCCACAAAGCGGTCATGTATTCCGCCGATGGTGCATTGCGTGGAGCAAACGAGATTTTGCTATTTCGTGTAATTCTTGGATCAATGATCAACGTGTTTACGGTGCTGATTTCCATTGTGAACGAACCACAACCTGACGGCACAACAGGCACTTGCTCTAGTGCTGCAATGTCTGCCTCAAACTCGGCTAGTGCCTCTTCAAAATCGCCTTCATGCTCAATATCGTCGATAATTTCTCTAATACGCTTGAAAACGGTTGGGTCTCTAACAATTGCCAACTTATTTGCCCTCCATGCTGGTCACAGGATTATTCTGTAAAAATGTAATTGAAGCGTAGGCTTTCCTCGTTTCGGACGTGTCCGATTGTGAGAACGCCGTTTGAAATGTCTTGAACCCACACGCTGCCTATTGCGTCAGCAGACCAAGAATTGTGCGGTGCAAGTGTCACCCTGCATTTGCTTGTAATCTGCGGATCAAGGACGATGGTTTCGCCAGTGTCTGGTGCTGTCTCGAACTCACCACTACCTCGGACTTTGCCGACAAGCGCTTTCAACGCCTCAATGGACGCTTTGATTTCTCTAAGTTGCTTACCAATGTCGCCCTGGCCTTCAATAAGGCCAATCATGTCATTGATTTTCTTTGCTAATCGGGGATCACGTACTATTCTCACAATATTCACCTTTTAAAAATCGTTTATTAATCAACCAATTCCGAAGATCACGTAATCCAAGTTGCGCGGCGTAGTTATTGAGCCATGGCTAATTGTGAATGAGCCATTTGATACTTGATTTACCCATATGGAATTCATGCTCTGAGCCGCGCTTGCGCTTCTCGGTGTGAGGATAATTTTACTTATGCTCGACACCTTCGGATTTTGGACAATCGTACTCGTCGTGTTTGCAGCCAATATTGCGCTGCCTGTGTTATCGAACTGACGGCAAATCTGATCTACGACCTCTTTGACCTGTCGGGGATTGCTAGGATCGCGAATGATTTTCATTAACGACCTCCCGCCGGATATGCTTCGATGTGATATCCCATCGCATCGCTCCACTCGCCTTCAAACGAGAAGCGGAAACGATGGAATTTGTTTTGATAGCGGAAGTAAGCCCAGCCCGATTGCTCATTCACAGGTACACTCTCAGTGTACGTCAGAGCGTCATACACGTTGGTTCTGTGTCCTCCGCGCACTTGCACTAACCCGCTGCCATGAAACAGCGGACGAACGCGGTTGATGTTAGTGCGCTCACCTGCTGCATCGGGGATCGCTTGCGCAAGGTATTGCTCCTGCGTCTCGATCAGGCCGCGCATTGTCGAACCGCCGAAGATGAAAATCTTCCCGGTGTTATCCATGGCCCAAAGCATGGCATCACCACCCGCCCACATAGGACTGTCGAATGGTGCAGGTACGTTCTCAATCGTGCCGTAAACGTCTAACTGCTCAATGGTCCAAGGAAGGCTCAAACTGTTGAAGATGTAACCGGCTGTCGCATCTGCTTCTGACCAATTGCCTGTCTGATAATTGTAAATGAGGATTTTGTCGGCTTCTTCACCTGACGCGCCCTTACTCAGATAGGACCAGTAAACAAGTTTCTTCGCCGGATCGCTGGCAACCGTCATGTACTGATAACGCGCATCATCGACGTTGTTCAGGAAGTAGCGATTTATCTGGCCGTCACCAATTGGCCTAATCTGATCGCCTTCAAGCACATAAAAGCCATCAACACTCAGGAAGAAGGTTTTGCCCTCAACAGTGATGATGCTCTCCGCAACTGAACAGCCCTTACCCATTGCAGACGGCAATTGATCGAACTGGAATATCAACGGAGCGCCCATAAAGGACATTTTCACGATTGAGCGTTCCATCAGAATGTAACCGGCTTCGCCGCCGACCACGCCCATGATGTTGCCACCGTTAAAAATGTCCTGAAAGTCGGACATTGTTTGTTGTGAGAAATTCCAATCGAACGGGTTGTTTACAGCAGACCAACGAACTCGGTACGGAACCTGACCGTCGAGTGCATCAAGCGTGTTTGCAACAACCATGAAGTCACGCACAACCGCGCAATGACGCGCCCTGACGAGCGATGTTAGGCGGTCAAACTTAATGTCTTGGCTTTTTTGAATGTACTGCGGTTCATTGGAGTAATTGAACGCGGCGACAATATCACCGAACTCCGCAAATACCCATCGCTCACCGCCAGCAGTGGAATAACCGCCATCAGCGGAAATGTTTTTCCATTGCAGGTCGTTTGCGTTGACCTTGTAGAGCGAGTTTTTTGTACCCGCATAAATCTTTGCCAGACTGCTTTTGTCGCGACCGACAAGCGTTCCCAAGGGTCTGCTGTCCAGCGATGTATCTGAGTAAAGGCTTAGTCCGCGCATTGGATGATAAGTGACTGTACCGGGTTGAGTGCCAATACCCGGAGTGACATTACGAGCCATCGTAACGCCGGGATTATTCAGAGCCGGAAGATCAGGACACCATGGGCCAAATGCACCATTGATTACCATTGCACGCCCTCCGTAATGATCGCATTACCGCCGCGCTGCATGTTTCGATTGTCTTCATCAACACGTCCTAGCGCTTCCGCTAGTGACTGCTTTTCAAGTTGTTCCGCTTCAACATCGTCAAGCCAACGATGCGCGTAGATGAGCGCTCCGCTCAGATAGACTTGAGGGAAACGAGCAATCAGCCAGTTTGTCGGATTGGCTGGTGAAAGCGCGGGAACGCTTGCGTGGTAAATGAGTGTTGCGTTGACTGGCTTGTAATCTTCACGAAGCAAGCGATAGCCGTTGCCCTCTTGGAAATACCCGATCTGACTTGGATAAATCGAAGGCGTATAGGGGCTAACCTGTGTCGGCGTGACGTTTCCCACACGTAGAGCGCGGGGCGCAACCATGTCATTGGGAAAAGTTACATAGTCCGTAACATCGCTAATGGTCTCAATCTTCTCGCCCATGTAATGCTTGATGAACGGGCGAAAGTCGGCCTCCGCTAGCGATATAAAATTATCGATGGGAAATGTCGGATCGCCTTCGCGACGAGCATATTCTGATATTGCGACACGCAATTCGTCATAGTTGGAGATAGCCATTTAAACCCTCCAACTGTTGACGCGGAATTTCGCGTTGTCAGGATCGTTTAGACGTAGTGCCAGCGCTTTCGGGTCTTCTGTAATTCCTTCGTTCAGCCATTGATTGCGAAGCCCAACAGGAACGCTTGCTACTTTGACGAGCGCGCCATGATCGCCGTGCTTATTGAAACTGGCTGCTGCTTCTGCGTTATCATCGAACAACGCCTGCACGTTTTTCCACTGCACCGTTTGATACATTTGGTCGCCGTCACGCGTTAACCAGATGGCTTTGTCAGGTCCGTCGTAAAGGCAGAAGGTTCCCTTGGTAACAAGATCGCCAACAGTTAAGTTATTATTATCGTTCATATTCCCGCCCTTATTATTGTTATTCGTTATTTATTTGCGGGCATAAAAAATGGGGGCCGAAGCCCCCACTTGTCGTTCTATTCGGTTCTAATTAGTCAACCTTGATGTCAGCGATCTTACCGTTACCGGCTTCGTTCAAGCACTCTAGGGTCAATTCAGTGATGATCTGAACCTTGTCGGAGTCACCAGTCTTAGCAAGTTCGTTCTTTGTGATACCGCGCAGTGTTGCAACGTTCCAAAGGTCTTTATCGAAAGCGATAAGAGTGGTCTTTGTCATGAAGTGATGCGGGATGATTTCGTGCGTGCCGAAATCAGACACGTAATAATCAACGCCTGCATAAATGGTCTTCTTTTCAGCGGGTGTCTGCCAAACGCCGACGCCACCAGCAAGCGCAGAAATCTTCTGCTTTACCTTACCCGGAGCGATAACCTGAGCAGCATTGCCACCGGCTTCCCAAATCTTAGTGAAAAGTTCGTTGAGCAATTCAACAGTGACTTCCTGCTCATCGCCCTCGGTTACAGCGCCAACGTTGTTGTTAGCAAAACCAGCAGTCGCACCACCAACGCCATGAAGTGCGTTTGTCTTGATCCATGCTTCTGCACCACCGAGCATACCCGGACCTGTTGCAGATGGATTAGCGGAAACGAGAGCCGCTTCAATATCGCGATTAAGTTCAGCACCTGCCTTAGTAATCTGGCGAGCCTTTTCGTTCTTTGCACCGGCAGTATCAACAGCCTGCAAGGTGTTCGTTACGGTGATTTCCTTAGCGAAAATCTGTGTGCGGTTGCCGAGGCGCGCTGGGCCTGTGTTGTTTGCTTCTGCTGCGTCTGCACCTTCAAGGCGAGCATTCTTAGCATTTGCAGGAGCAAGTTCGTCAGTGAGGAATTCGTGCCAAGTGGACGTTGCCTTGGTCTTACCAATCTCAGTGCGGAAAGGTGTCTTTTCCGGCGAAATCATGCTGATGAAATTGCCGAGGTCTTCGCGAACGTGCTTAACGTCCGTAGTCTTCAATGTTGCCATTATCGATATTCTCCAAAATTTTTAAAGTAGTTTGCTGATTACGCTGATCGCGTCTCTCTGAGAGCCGGAGCGCTTTAGTCGGTTAACGTCTCGCTGGAACGCTTGGTCTGCTGAAACGGAGTTTGTTTTAACTCCCTGCGGCATTGAAATCGGGGCTTTGTCCTCGATGTGCTTGCGTGCCGCTGGAACCTTCTTCTGCATGTCATCGTAGGCGATTGCCTTTAAAACAATGTCGATGATCTTGGCGTCCTGCACAGTCGAAATCTCGTCCTGTGAGAAGCCGTAGTTCAGAAGATAATCCTCTGTTTTAACAAGTCCTGCTTGGGCGACCTTCGGGTCTTTGAATTCGGGACGAAGTGTCTGCAACTCCGCCTTGGCGTTTTCAATGGCCTGATTACGAAGGGAAGCCAAATGCTCTGCGTCTTTGCGAGCAATTTCATTTTTGGCGTCTGCTAACTGCTTAACAGCAGCCTCGCGGCGCTGGAAGTTTTCCTTTTCCTGCATGTAGGTAGGGAAATCATACTGTCTCAGGTAATCCCAATCTGGTTCCTTCAACGTCTGAAATTCCATTGCCACTTGTGTCAGTAGACCATCGATATAATGATCGACCTGACCACGGAGAGCGTGCTTTTCGACCTGAACTTCCGAATATTGCTTCTTGAGTTCAGATACCTCTTGCGTCTTTCTCGTGTAGTCGGCTCGGCGCATATAACCGTCTAATAGTTCCTTGCCCGACACTTGTTCATCACCAATGGTAATGAGTGCATCTTCGGGAATATCGAACGCGCTTGGCGCTTCGTCCGTTTGTTCGGTTTCCTCTGCTACGTCTTCAACATCATCTGACTGATCAGGTTCAAAGTCTGTTTCGGCTGTAGTTTCGTCTACCGACTCATTTGAGGGTTCAATATCAAAATCGTTACCCTCATCAGCATCTACGTTTTGGGTTGTAGTGGTTTCACTGTCCAAGAACTTAGCGATGTGTTCGGTTGCTTCCGCTGGGGTATAACCAGCCCCACTATCGGGGTTGTTGGTTCCGTCCATAGGTTTTCTCCTAATTTGTTTTTATCGTTTATTTATTCGGACGCTTCGGATTAGGACCGATTGCCCGTTTTATGATTGGCCTTGGCTCTTTCGTTGTAGTTCCGCTTTGGCCTCTGCTACGTAAAGTTCTGCCTTCTGCTGCACCTTGATTAGCGCTTGCGCTTGATGCTGATAGGCAAGGATTTCTGTTGTTTCCGATGGGTTCGTCAGTGAGAAGTTGCGAAAGTAGTCCTCTCGCACTTCTTCAAAGAAGCGATGAAACTCAGGAATTGAGAGCAGCAATTCCGCCATGCGCCCTCGTTCCATGATCTTGTTCAACGCCTTTTCCTGTCGTTCATTCTGGTAATTCATTCGCTCCCCTTAAAACTGTGGTGGCATTGCTTCACTTTGAGTGAAGCCTTGCATTGCTTGCTGCATCGCTGCCGCTTCCTGATCTGCGCCTGCTTGCTCTGGTGACATGCCTTCACTTTGAGTGAAGCCCTGCATTGCCTGCTGCATTGCTGCCGCTGCTTCTTGATCGGCTTGCGCTTGCTGCTGGCGGTTCTGTTCGCGTGCCACCTGCATTTGCACCTGCGCATCTTGTTCCGCGCTTGCAAAATCCATGTCCATGCGCTTCGATTCCTGCTCGGCTTTGATCGCTGCCATATTTACTTGCGCGTTGAATTTGGCCGCGATTTCAGCACGTTTGAGTTCCAAGTCTGCAAATGCCAGGTCACGAATGCGGTCGTTTTCCATGATGAGTTTCTTCGCTTCAAACTCTCGCTTTTCGCGTTCGGACTGCGCACGAAGTTCCGCCTTGGCCTTCTCAACCTCAATAAGACCGAGTGTGTCAGGGCTTGGCTGTGGTGGCGCTGGCGGTGGTGGTGGCGGAATAGTTGCAGGATCTAGGAAGAATGCGTTTGCGTTCTTAAAGCCTGCGTTCTCTGCCATGCGAACAAGCGTCTCATAAATGTTCTGCGGTGTGACGAATGGCATCTGACGTTCCATTGCGGTCAACTGGTTCTGCAAGATCATCTGCAAGGACATCATATTGCCGTCCTTGTTCATAACGCCGAAAGCAACCGTGGCGGACACGTCTAGTTCCGGGTCCCACTCGTCAACGAGCATCTTTTCGTATTTGCCAAGAAGACGAGTGATTAGCGCTTCTGCATCATCTGGATACTGCATCAGCAGGTCGATGATGATACGGAACAAATAGCGGTAGCCGGTATCTGCAAAATGGCGACAAACCATTTCAACAAGCATCTGACTTGCGTTCGCTCTCTGACTTGTCGCTGTCGCTGTCGTGTTCTGCATGTCGCTGGCGTTGATGCTCATCATTGCGCCGCCAACGCCGGTTGTTAGTTCTGCTGTCTCTCTAATCTGCTCCATCACTGGCAACGCAGATGCGCCGGTAAATGGCGTGCTTATAAAGTTGATACCAGCATCAGGACTGGTCGAACGAATTGCAGCACCGGGAGCCAAGTTCAATGCATCATCAAAGCGGGTAACGTCTGGATTAACGACCTTAATCGGATGCACATGCATATTGAGATTGTCGATAATACCGCGTTGCATCTTTGAAAGCAGTTCTTGTTCCGGTCCGACACGATCAGCAATGCCCTGACCGAATAGCGTGTTCGGAGTTACGAACGGGCAGAAAGCCGCATACGGATAGAACTTGCTGACTTCTTCATAGCCAAGCACCACCGGACTGCTTTCGAGATCACCTGCAAGCGTGATGCGATAATGACGGCGCTTTTCGCTATCAATCGCCATGAACGTGTAAATCTCGTAGACGAAAACCTCGTCCTCAACATCGCTGATGCCCTGATCGTAATCGACGTTGGAAGCGCGTTGCACTGCAATGCCGCTTGTCTCGTCAGATGCGCTAGGAATTGCTTTTACTTTTTCATTGTCATAGCCCTGCTCGATAAGCGTTTGGCGTCCTATGACTGCTTTGTGACCCTGCAACTTCGCTTTAATGCCGCCGGTCTGCTGGTCAAAATCTGCGTCCTTGGAAACGATGAAGTTCTCAGGAGCGAGGTTCACGATATTCATTCTGCGCTGAGTGCGAATATGACGGATTTTAAGATCGTAAATCTGTGGCTGTGGCATTAACTGCGCAAGCGCTGCCATCGGATCAGGATTATTCGGATCGGTTGGAGGTGGTGGCGCACTGTATGGTTCGCTTGCTTCCTCAATGATGATCTTTCCGGCTTCTTCCTGCTCCTTGAAGAAAACAAGTTGCTCGTCCGTCACGCCCTTGATCAACTGAGGCAGCAATTCCTCTTTGTGCGCTTTGAACTCGACCATGACGATACCAAGGCCAGTAATTGCCGAGTTTTTCACCCAAGGCAGCAACCAAGCCACATGACTGTTAAGATCGCGAGCCACGAAATTCGCTACGTCTGTTTGCTGTTCTGCAAGCGCTTCCTGATCCGGTCGATTGGGGAGAAACTCGACAACTTTCTTCTGCGTATCAAAGACGCGAAGTATCTGACCTGTCATCCATTCGGTATGCTCTAGGACTTTCGGCACTATGTATTTCGAGCGACCCTTGATCGCTGCATCACCTGCCATTGGCTTACGCAGATATTGCTTGATGGCGTCTTCTTGCTTGATCGCAATGTTGTCGTTTGAGAAGCCAACCGCATCGTTGACCATGCTTCCAATTTTACGTGCTAGATCGTCATCGCTCAGGAATTTCTTATTAGTTTTCTTAGCCATAGCGCCTTCCGCCGCATTAATGCGGTTCTTGTTTTTGAATATTCCGGGTATTTATTGGGGCTTATTCAAAACAGCGCAGATCGCCGTAATCGACGGCACGCGTCCAATCGGCAGTAGTTCCGAGGCTGGTTGATGAAACTGCAAACGTCAGGCAGAGCGCATCTGCGAAGTCGGGCGAAGCACTCATGCGCTTGCGGATCGACTTCTTGTCCTCGACCTTCACCTTGCCGTTTCGTTCTGTGTCGTAAGTCGGAAAGCACAACTCATTGATGAGTTCGGAATGCTTGGGGATGCTTACATTGCCTTTGACAAACCAGTCTCGGCATTCCCACCACAATTGATCACGAAGGCGATTGAAAAACTCAGGTCGTCTTGTTGGCGTGTTGGAAACGACAACCGCTTTAACCGGAACACCGAGTTCCTTGAGCATACTCGCGATGCCGTTGCCGATACCGATTGCGTCAACACAAACGAACTTCGGCTGCTCTGCCTTTTCCGTGGTGAAATACAAGTCACGCACTGCGTAGGCGAGCGTTGCGGGTTCCAAGCCTTTCCAGACCTTCGGATCGTCAAGCACAACATTGTCATGGCGCTTAATAAGCACCGAACGGTCGCCACCCTG